GATGCGGAGAGGCGTCGATTTTGTCTAGCGCCTCGGTTTTTTGCGAGTTTTCGGCCAATAGAATCAATAGCTTACAAAATCACGGCAAGTATTTACCCAGCGCATAGCCATCTGGCGGCCAGAAAATCGCCGCTATTTCCCCGTAAATTGCTGGTGACAACCGGTTATCAGATGGCTACCATGCTGTAAATCCAGACAAAATGCCGATATGCCAATTGTAAGTTTCAGACAGTACGGGAAAATGCGCGGGGTCAGTGGCGCGGCTGTTAGCAAAGCGGTCAAATCACAGCGGCTGGTGAATGCCGTCAAGTACAACGAGAAGGGTCAGCCGTGCATTGATGTTGATATTGCCGACCGTGAGTGGGTCAAGAATACAAACGGCGACAAGCAGAACCATTTTTCAGGCGAGCACAGGCTAAGTGCGTTTTCACAGCCGTCTGGAGTTGATAGCTCTGACGAACAGGACATCATGGACGGCCAGACGCCGCCCATTGCAAAATCGAAGGCGATGCGCGAGGCGTATCAGGCGCGACTGGCAAAACTGGAATACGAGAAAGAGTCAGGCAGATTGATCGACGCCGAGCAAGTCAAACTGGAGCTGTTCACCGCTGGCCGCAGCATCCGTGATGCCGTGATGGCGGTGGTTGACGGCCACAGCGCAAAACTGGCGAGCATCACAGACCCGCATCGGGTGCATGCCGAGCTGTATGCTGCACTGGCGTCGGCACTGGACAGGGTGATACCTGATGCAACTTGATATCAAGGCGCTGTTCTCGGCATCGTTTTGGGCTGGCCTGCGACCTGATCCGATACTGACGGTCAGCCAGTGGGCGGATAAATACCGGCTGCTGTCATCGAAGGGTTCTGCTGAGCCCGGCCAGTACCAGACCAGCAGGGTGCCATACTTGCGCGAGATCATGGATGCGCTGAGCGTGACCGATCCATGCGATGTCGTTGTTGTGCAGAAAGGTGCTCAGCTGGGTTTTTCTGAAGCAGGTTTTAACTGGATGGGCTACATCATCGACTGCGTGCCAGGTCCGATGCTGATTGTGCAGCCGACGACAGAAATGTCAGACCGCAACGTCAGGCAGAAAATCGACCCGATGATCGACACCTGCCCCACACTGGCAGCCAAGGTTCCGGCCAAGCGCAGCCGCGACGGCGGCAACAATCTCAAGAACAAGGAATTTGCGAACGGATTTGTGATCTTTGGATCAGCAAATTCGTCGGCATCACTAAGATCATCATCGGTCAGATACCTGATGCTGGATGAAGTCGATGAATATGAGATTGACCTCGGAAACCAGGGTGATCCGATTGGTCTGGCAAAGGCGCGGACGCGATCATTCGGCGGCAAGAAGAAAATCTATGCGCCGAGCACGCCTACGGTCGAAGGCAAGTCACGCATAGCCGCGCTGTTTGAACGCAGCGACCAGCGCTGGTACTACGTGCCGTGTCCGCACTGCCAGCAGAAGCAGATCCTGCAGTTTGAAAAACTGCGCTGGCGGAAATCAGAAGATGGCAAGCACCTGCCTGACACTGTTGTTTATGTCTGCGAGCATTGCGCCTGCGAGATACCTGAGCATCACAAGACCGACATGCTGGCGGCTGGAGAATGGATTGCGCATAACCCTGGCCACAAAGTCAGGGGCTTTCACCTGTCGGCGCTTTACTCGCCAATCGGAATGCTGTCATGGGTAGAGATTGCCGAGATGTGGCTGGATGCACAGGGCAATGCAGCCAAGCTGAAGGAATTTACCAACACCGTGCTGGGCCAGACGTGGAAGGAGCGCGGCGAGGCACCGGAATGGCGTCGGCTGTATGATCGACGCGAGCATTACGGCATCGGTACTGTTCCGGCCAATGGGCTGGTGATATTTGCTGGAGCTGATGTTCAGAAAGACCGAATCGAGGTCGAGATCGTGGCGTATGGCCGCAACATGGAATCATGGTCAGTCGATTATCGCGTGCTGCCAGGCAATACCGACACGCCGGATGGTGATGCGTTCAAGCTGTTGGACAGATTACTTGGCGAAACGTTCGAGCACGAGCATGGAAGCCACCTGCCGATCCGCAAACTGGCGATTGATAGCGGTTACAACACCAACACGGTGTATGCGTGGGTCAGGAAACAGCAGCAGAACCGCGTGATTTCCGTTGACGGACAGGAGTCCAGCGCCACACTGGTAGGGATACCCAAAGCGCGCGACGTAAAAACAAGCGGCAAAAGGATCGCGCGTGGTGTAAAATCATGGCCAGTTGGTACTGACATGGCGAAGACTGAGCTCTATGGCTGGCTTCGCCATGACACGCCAACCGAGGAATCCGGCGGCATTTATCCGTTCGGGTACTGTCACTTTCCGGAATACAGCGAAGAATTTTTCAGGATGCTGACAGCTGAGCAGAAGATCGTCAGGCTGGTCAGGGGCTTCAGGCGTTATCTCTGGGAGAAGACGCGGGAACGCAACGAGGCGCTGGATTGCAGGGTATACGCAAGGGCGGCATCGTATGTCGATGGCATCGACCGATGGAAGGATCAGCAATGGGATGAACTGGCGGCTGAGATCTGCGTCAGGACAGATGGCGAGCCGGAGCGGGTAGCAAAACCGCTGTCGCTGATGCCGAAACGCAAGGCAACCAAATCGGATGACCCGTATTTATGACAACACTGGCGACACTACAGACACGGTTATCGGAAGCAGAGGAAGCGTTGCATGCTATTCTGACCGGCACAAAAGAGGTTTCGCTGGAGTTCGGCAGCGGCAGGAAAATCGCGTATAATCAGGGCAGCATATCCGAGTTGCGCGGTTATATTGCGCGTCTCACAGACCAGATAGCCGTCCTGCAGGGCACCGGCGCTGGCAGGAAACCGGTGAGGTTCGTATTCTGATGGCAGTCCCGCAAATTGTAGACCAGCACGGCAGATCAATCAGGGCGCAGGACACCGCATATTTTGCTGCGTCACGTTCTGCGCGCGAGCTCTACAGCTGGAATCCGGCGCTGGCATCAGCCGACGACGACTTGCTGGATGAGCAGTCAACGATTGTATCCCGTAGCCGCGACCTGACGCGCAACCATGGCGTCGCATCTGGCGCACAGCAGACCTACGCGGACAACATCGTCGGTACCGGCCTGCGGCTGTCATCGAAGCCGGATTACAGACTTCTTGGCAAAGACAAGGACTGGGCGTCAGAGTGGTCAGCGAATACCGAGGCGCAGTGGCGCACGTTTGCCGACACGATGGAATTTGATGCGGCGAGATCGATGACGTTCGGGCAGATGACCGCTCAGCAATTCATGACGTGGTTCAACAACGGCGAGATCATGGCGCTGCCTCTGTGGTTGCCGCGCAGACCCGGCGCGAAATGGGCGACAGCCATCCAGTCTGTTGATCCGGACAGACTGAGCAACCCGAACTGGGTGCCGAATTCCGCAACGATGCGAAACGGCGTCGAGATCAGCCCGCTGGGTGAGGCGATTGCATATAACATCCAGAAGACGCATCCCGGTAACAGCATGACGTCGCTGGGCCAGCCGCTGGAATGGGAGCGGATACCGGCGCGCACGAACTTCGGCAGGCTGCGCGTGATTCACGGATTCCGTCGCGAGCGTCCGGGACAGAACCGTGGACGCCCGCTGATGGCGCCGATCATGGGATCGTTCAAAATGCTGGATCACTACCAGCGCACCGAGCTGCAGAGCGCGGTGGTGTCGTCAATGATCGCAGCGTTCATCGAGACGCCGCTATCTGGTGAGCAGGTAGCCGATCTGTTTGGCGGCAACGTTCAGGATTACCTCACCGACCGCAGTGAGCATACCGTACAGCTGAAAGGTGGTGCTGTTCTTCCGCTGTACCCTGGCGACAAGCTGAGCCCGTTCACGCCGCAGCGCAACAGTGATGCATTTGCGACGTTCGTGGAGTCGATGTTGCGTCACATAGCGGCTGGCCTGAATATGCCGTATGAATTGCTGTACAAAGATTTCAGCAAGACGAATTACAGCAGCGCACGCGCAGCATTGCTGGAAGCATGGCGGTTTTTCTATACCTGCCGCCACTGGCTGTCGACGTACTGGGCACAGCCGATCTATGAGTTATGGCTGGAGGAAGCCGTCTCAACTGGCCGCGTTGAGGCACCGGGATTCTACGAAAACAAGGCGGCTTACTGCCGATCAAAATGGATTGGGCCCGGTCGTGGCTTCATTGATCCCGTCAAAGAAATTGACGCAGCCAAGATGCGCATTGAATCTGGCATTAGTACACTGGAAGCAGAGTGTGCCGAGCTGCAGGGTTCGGACTGGGAGGAAGTGCTTGAGCAAAGAGCGCGCGAAATTGCTAAAATGAAAGAGCTTGGTATCCCGCTGCCGATGGCATTTGATAGCACCGGGCAGCCGCAAATATATCCGTCCGATCAAGAAAGCCAAAACAGCAAAGACAGCAATTCAACAGGGGCACAGCAATGAGCGACAGCGTAAATGTTCAATACGTCGAAGCTGCCGATGACGGCACGCTGATTCCAGTCAACGACCTGGAGCACGACTACACCTACAGCGGCAGCTTGATCGCAACTGATACGCTGGTATATAAAACAAAAACATACCGCAAGACCTACAGGTGGACTGGCAGCACGCTGACCAATGAAACGATATGGGAGTTGAAGGTATGATAACGCTTGGCCGCTTCATTAAGCTGCTGAACATGTGTGGCATCCGTACCGGCGCAAACAGCGGCAGCTACGCAATGACCGGAACGTGGAAGGAGCTAGTCGCTGCTCATGCTGATACGCCATTTTCATTAAATACGCGACTGAGATGCTCCGATGTTGGTGTAAACGGATCAGATTGGAGTGTTAATTCATCAAGTGCGCTGTATCCCGTTTCCCCTGTAAGTTATTTTTCGGATGCGGTAGCCAGAGCGCGAGCGCCAAGCGGCACTATTAGTACTGGATCGAGCGGGAATATAACATTCGGCACGGCTGCGCCTCGCGCATACACCGAAGGTCTGTGGGTTTATCTTCCAACAATCGCCACTACGCCAGCCATTACAGCGGGTTGGTACTGGTGCGTCATGTCAACAACAACGCTCGGCACTTTATCGCTAACTAAAGGCGGAGCAGCAATAAATTTCACAGTTGGGGCGAGTTATACGGGCGTTACAACGCAAGTAAACCATCCCGGTTTTACTGCACTCGGAGCTGTACTTGGGACAAAGCGAAGACTCGTAATCAGCGGCATTGTCACTGCTACCGCAAATGCAAACACTAAAACTACTTATATGTCTTTTGGTGGGCAAATCGCAGCAGCTAATAATTTAAGCCAATCGTATACGCCATACAGCATAACAATAGCAAACAAAAATCTTGCAGCACTGCAGGTAGTTACAACTGGACTATTTTCGGCAGGAACGGCTCCGACATATCTTACAGTTGATACCGCATCTGACGTTGCTATTTACCCATATCTGGTGACTGGGAGTACCGCAACAGATTGGTGGGTTGTTGAGACGCTTTTTGCAATGTTATACGACTGAGGGTTATCAAAATGGCAAAGCAACGATTTGATTTCGAGACTCCTGAGTGCGTTGCGGCAATGTATGCGGATGGCGCTGTATTTGAGCGTGGGCCAGATTACATCGAAGTTTTCACCGGCTTAGATATTCCTGCGCGCCCTGTTCCAGATAGCGTAACGCCTCGCCAGATTAGGCTCGCGCTGAATGCGTCTGGATTTCGTCAAACTGTGGAGCAAGCTGTTGCGGCAGGCTCTCAGGATTTACGTGACTGGTGGGAATATGCCCTAGACATTGAGCGCAACCACCAGCTGATAAATGGCATGGCTGCACAGCTCAATATCACAGAGCAGCAAATTGATGATCTGTTCAGGCTAGCAGCTACTTTGTAATAGCCGCGCATGATGCGCAAGGGGTAAGGTAGCGGCATGACTGGCAATGGGTTATCATTGAAACTTACGACAACACTGGGGCGGCAATGTCAAAGAGCATTGTAGAAACCATGCTTTCAGCGGCATGGGCAGCAACACCTGAAACGGTCGACATGATTATCTCGTTGGCGCTTGGTGAGGCCAGAGGCGGTCGCAATTTTTATGCGCTTGAAACCGTTGACTCCGCGCCACTCGCTGGCACGGATCGCGTCACCATTCGCGACGGCGTGGCTATAGTCCCGATTCGCGGCCCGCTGTCACGCTACGGCATGGGCTGGTTTTCGCGCTCGACTTACGAAACACTGGCGAAAGATTTTAATGCTGCCGTCAATGATCCGTCGGTGCATGCGATTGTGCTGAATGTTGACAGCCCTGGCGGCGAGGTCAACGGAACAGCCGAGATGGCAGACATGATCTATGCTGCGCGAGGACAGAAGCCGATTGTTGCTTATATCGGCGGCTACGGTGCTAGTGCGGCTTATTGGTTATCCAGCGCTGCCGACAAGATTGTTATGGATTCCACGGCGATGGCTGGCAGTATTGGTGTTTTGACTACCTACACCGACTGGTCGAAGTACGACGAAAAGCTGGGGCTGAAGGAATACACAATCGTCAGCAGCCAGTCGCCATACAAAGCAGACACTCCGGTCACTGACGGCGGCATGAAGCGCATACAGACGATGATAGACAACCTGGCAGGCGTTTTTGTCAGCAGAGTCGCACAATTTCGCGGCGTCGATGAAAGCGTTGTGCTGAAAAATTATGGTCGCGGCGATGTGCTGGTTGGGCAGTTTGCTGTTGACGCGGGGCTTGCTGACGAAATCGGATCTCTGGAGGGTGTTATTGCAGAACTTTCTGGTGTAAAATCGAAACCTGCACAAAATGGTATTCCTAATTTATTTGGTAAAACCGCAAAATCCGGAGGGTCTATGACCGACAAAGCCAAAGCTGAAGCGAGTGTGGAAGCGCCACAAATAACGGCGGACCTGATCCGCAAAGATCACGCAGCTGTTGCAGACCAGATTGCGGCAGATGCTGTAAATCAGGCAAAAACAGCATCCGTTACTGCCGAGCGCGCGCGCGTCCAGGCGATACTCGGACATGAATCAGCCGCTGGCCGCGAAGAATTGGCTAAGACGTTGGCATTCACGACCGACATGGCTCCAGAAGCTGCTGCTGCGATTATGGCATCAGCACCGAAGGCGGCTGCTACAAATGCCAACCCGCTGGCAGCAGCAATGGCCGGAATACAGAATCCTGATGTCGGTGCCGATGCAGGCAATGGCGACGGAAGCGGCGACGATCCAGTCGCGCAGATTTTGGCATCAGCCAAAGCTGCTGGCATTAACGTAATTTAACCGGGGGTATACAATGCAACCATCATTTTCTTCTGAAGCCTACACCCCTGATCGCCTGATCGCGGGTGACTTTCCGGTACGGACGCAAACCGTCACGCTGGATACCGGCAGTCTTGTTCGCGGCGAAGTGCTCGGCAAGATCACGCGCGGCACACGCACTGCAGCTGGCGCGGCTGACGTTCCAGCGCCAGCAGGCGCAACAATTACGGCTTCTCCTGTCGCAACACTGGCAGCTGAAGTTGGCGTTCACCGTTTTGTTTGTATCACTGCTGGCGCCACAGGAAAGTGGAATCATTTTAACCCAGCTGGCGCGTTTGTTGGTGTTGCTACAACCGGCACCGAATATACCGGTGGCGGCTTGACGCTGACTATCACTGATAGCGGCACCGATCCAGCTGTTGGCGAAGCGCTGAAAGTAACTGTGACAGCGGCGGCGGCATCCGGCAAGTACATCAAGTGCAGTACCGATGCTATTGACGGCAGCAGCTATCCGCGCGGTATTCTTGCA